GGCACTTCTGGGAATCGAACCCAGGACCTCTTGCACCCAAAGCAAGAATCATACCACTAGACCAAAGTGCCAAAAAATGCATCGTCCGGGACTCGAACCCGGGACACCAGCTTGGAAGGCTGATATGCTAACCCCTACACCAACGATGCTTAAAAAAAAATTATAAACTATTAACTAACTACTATCTAAATACCGAGGATTTATTCATCATCACCCTTTACCTTAACCTTCTTTACCCTCTTACGAACCTTCTTCTTCTCTGGCGGAGGAGTAGGCTTCACTTCTTCTTCCTCTTCCTCTCCACCACCTTCTTCATCATCAGAACTATCTTCAATCATAAGTTGCTTCTCACCCGATCCAGAAGTTACACTTGAAGTATCATCTTCTTCATCAGAATCAGAAAGGATTGCAAAATCTCTAAGTCCTCCTTCAGGGACCTTGACACACATCTGTTCGGCCCTCCAAGTGCATCCAAACTTTCCATTCGCGACCCAAATACCATTACACTTAAGAACAGCCTTTACACGGGTCCCCTTCATAACTACATTTGAAAATTCAACCGGAGAATCTGTCTTCTTATCAACATCAAACACAACCTTATCATTATCATAGATTTTGAAGTTCTGGAACTTACCATCTCTCTTTACAACCTTGTAAGTAAACTTCGGTGGATACTTTCCATTTGGTTCACCAGTCTCAGGGTCAACCGAAACCTTAATTTGTCGAGTATAAAGTTCACTAATTGTTTCTTCAGAAATCTTTGCTTTCTTAAACCATGCTTGAGAATTCTCCTTTGCAGAATTCATAATCATTTCATCAAGCTTCACGAAAACATCATGGAAACTATTCATTGACTTGCTTGATTCAGGATTGATCGATAGATTAATGGAAAACTTACCTCCATTCGATGTAGTAGGGTCATTATTACCATCATCTCCAAAATAGTTGGGATCAAATGGAAGTTCTCCTTCAGGGGTCTGAACATAAAGTGGATTAATACCACCACCATAGTTTAGATAAATCATCTTTCCACCATTATCAAGGGTCTTTGGTGTAGAGAAGGAGATCTTTGAGAAATCAATGGATCCAGGCTTCATTGCATTGGCCATCTTTTACTGTTTTGTTCTGTTTTGTTCTGTTTTGTTCTGTTTTGCTCTGTTTTGCTCTGTTTTGCTCTGTTTTGCTCTGTTTTGCTCTGTTTTGCTCTGTTTTGCTCTGTTTTGCTCTGTTTTGCTCTGTTTATTTATTCTACTCTTTTTTTCTTTTTATTAGTTCTAATATTACTAAGTTTCAAATTTTTAAATATTTATTGTAGTCTATTATTTTTTTATGAAAGATTTAATTCTCTGGATTATTATTTAAGTTTTTTTTCAAAGAATTATTTAATAAGGAATGTGTATTTTAGAAGGATGTAATTCTAAAGAAAAATATGGAGAATATTGTTATAAACATAGAAGAAACTATTTAATCGATAGTAATAGTCATCCATCGAAGGCCATTATAATTGACCGTTGGACAAATAAATGTTCTGATTACTTGAAACAAGATATTATTGATAATTTGTGTGATTCTTGGTATTTCTGGACCGATAAGGGAATTAGCGATAGTGGTATTATTCTAGCTGAAAAAAGTAAGAAAGAACTATTTTTATTATTAACAAATAAAATAAATTTTTTAAAAAATTACAGTGAAAAAGATATTCAAAGAATAATACAAATCCAAACAAAGATTAAGAATAAAGGGAATAATAAGATAGATAATTTACGTGGTGAAGGATTTTTAAATAAAAGCTTATCAAACAATGATACAGATTTTTTTACCTATGATTCAAGGGATGAAATAGATGATAAATATTATTTCTCATATAAAGATGAAAAAGGGTTTGTATGGTTCTTTGATATAAGATCATTCAATAAATTAGTTGAGTTGAACCAACCTAATCCATATACCATGTTACCTATACCTAAAAAAGTTATCAAAAGGGCAAAGGATATCAATAAATTACTCAAGTTAAATCAATCAGATGAATTAGTCGACTTTAAACAATTACAATTATCTCGGAGGCAAATTGTAAAACAAAAAACGATTGATTTATTTTGTGATATTGATACTTCGGGATATTATTGTCAACCGGAATGGTTTTTGAGTCTAAATTTACATTTACTAAAGAAGTTATATCGTAATTTAGAAGATTTATGGAACTATCGTTTACAAATTACACCCGAAGTAAAATCTAGAATTTGTCCTCCAAATGGATTAGTCTTTACTACGAGAGTAAGTGATGTAAATAGTTATACAAATAAAGATAATTTAAGGGATCTATTATTGAATGATATTCTAAAATTTCAAAATGCGGTATCCTTTGAAGATAAGAAGTTAGGTTATATGTATTTTATCATTGGACTAGGAACAGTGTCTAGACCCTGTTGTGAAACCCATCAATGGTTAATGTATGTTTAATATATTGAATTATATATATATATATGGAATATCTTTCAGATGCATATCAAAAATCTGAAAAATACAGAAACGCTGTGAGTCAATTACCCGAGGGTTGGGAAACATTAGTTACGTTGAACTACCTCATCCTTCAATACGGTGTAAGGGAATGGCAACAAGATAGAATGGAACCAATCATCGAAGAAATGAAAAAAAGAAAAGTAACTGTTAAAGACCTACGGAGTCAAACAAATGTTGTGGGGAAAGGGAGTATGAAAAAGAGCGAATTATTAAACCTTCGTGCAAAGGAAGAACTCCGTAATAATTATAAAGATGATTCGTATCCTTTTGGAGAAGAAATCTCCTCTTTTCTAGAAGAAAATAAAGATACTTTACAACGTGTTATTCGAAGAATTCGACCAGGGTCCCATGGTCTCTTACGATTCAAAGATATTGAGGATGTTAATAGTCGTGTCTATCATGATAATGCAAGCCGCGATCTAATGTTCTTTGCCAATCCTTTATTTACAGTCAGTTCATTGATTGATTATCGTTCGATTGGATATGATAATAGGACTGAATTGAGTTGGGCACATGAACTTCATGACCACAAAAATATAGTATCTGCTTCAATGAAGACCTTACAAAGTATGGGTAAACATGGATTAAAAATTACTCAATTGCTTTTGGAGAATATTTATGATATTAGATTATTGAATCATCAATCATCTATTAATTCAATTATAAATATTATTTTATCGGCAAATAAAGTAAATATTGATGTAAATGTTGGTTATCCACGCTTTCATCAAACAGGTTTAGGAATACATTCAAAATACAATCTTGATATACTCCTTTTACTGTTTGAACACGGATTACAGAGTCAACGATATGGAGATATTCAAGATTTTGATTTAATTGTAGGGCCAAATGGATGGCATGTTTCACAATTTTCAACAGAACAAGCTGAAGCAGGAATACCTGATCATTTAATTCAGTATGAACCAATTCATTCATTAACAAGGATTACCCCTTACGGATCAAGAAGAACCCCTCTTCAGGAACCTAAAACATTGTATCACTTATGTGAACCAGATGTTTTACCACAAGCGAATAATCCTTATCATGTTGAATCAATCAGGAAATTATGGATGGATACCATTAAACTCCAAAAAGCCCAACAAAATCTTTCTTTCGCAAAAGGGATGAAAGATCCTGACTCCTATATATACGATATTCCTGAATATAAATTATTTGAAACAATCGGTGGACCAGGGCGAGGCATCAGTAAGAAAGCTGTCCAGGCTTTAAGAAGACAAAGTGTTGGACGATTATCCGGTAAGAAAGGATTATTCGATGCACAACAAAGATTGGAAACAGCGAAAATGTTATATCCTGGAGAAGAAGATGAATCTTATTTGGGAGATGATGATATTAATGTATCAAATAGAATCCGTGATATTTATTTGGAAAAAGGGGATATTCCTTTTTCTGAACGCAAAGTGAATCGGTATTTGAAAGAAAGAAAAGAAGAAGAAGAAAAAATGGGGAGGATGAAAGAAATGATGATACCAGAATATAAAGGTCGTATTGACGCAAGTTTACCTTTACCAACACCTGAATTCACAGTAGGTTCTAGAATATCATGGATTTATCGTGGTGAAAAAAGAGTTGGTACAATTGTGGAAATAAAAGGGAAAGGTGCGATGATAAGGACAGATGAAGGGAAAGAATTGATTAAACAGTTCAAAGATTTAACACTTGAGATATCCGATACAGGAAGTTATTGGAATCCTGATGGTGGTGGGAAAAAGATAAAAAGGACAAAGAAAAAGGGTAGAAAAAAGAAAAAGGGTAGAACAAAGAAAAGTAAATCAAAGAGGACAAAAAATCGTAAAAAATAAATCCTACCCCATAAATTATTTAAACAAATATTATTATAGTATATCATAATAAGTGCGGTAAAAGAGATAAAAAAAAAAATAAATAAATAGAAAAGTAAAGAAATGCCAGTAAAGAAATCAGTCAAGCCCTCCAAGCCATCCAATAAGAAAAACTCCTCAAAGAAGGAAAAGGTTGCCCCTACCCCTGAACCAGTAGTTGAAACCCCGGTCGTTGAAGCCCCTGTTGATACTCCCGTTGAGGAAGATAACTATGATTCTGAATTTTCTGAGCTCCAGGGTTCCCTTAAGGACGCCCTTACTCTCATTAAGTCCCTTTCCACTAAGCTAAATGCCCTTGAAAAGCGTGTTGCACGTGATCGCAAGGTTATGAACAAGAAGATGAAGGGTCGTGTCAAGCGTGTTGTTGACCCTAACAAGCCCCCAAGTGGATTTGCCAAGCCTGGCCCCATTTCAGCTGAACTAGCTAAGTTCCTTGGCCTCGGCAAGGATGAACTCATTGCTCGGACTGAAGTAACCAAGCGCATTACCAAGTATTGTCAGGAGAAAGATCTTCAGAAGCAGGAAGATAAGAGAAATATCCACCCGGATAAGGCTCTTAAGGATCTCCTTCGTCTCAAGAAAGGTGATGAACTAACTTTCTTCAATCTCCAGAAATACATGAAGGTCCACTATCCTAACAAGGATGGTAAGTTTATCCATGCTTAAACCATTATTTCATTTAGGCTCATCCTCATTGTAGTAAATAGATAATTATTTTTATGAATAGTATAGAATCTTTTATTATTCTTCTCTATTTTTTTATTTTTTTTTAAAAAATCAAACCATTTCTCTTTTTTATTTAATTTTATGTAATCCTTATTATTGGTTTTACAAAATTTTAAAAATGGTACAATCCGTCCATATAACTCATTCCTTATAATAAAATATGAAAGGACATTTGTTTCTTTATTAATATTAATCTTCTTTTTTCTATTTAGTTTTGTTAAGTAAAATACTTTTTGTGCTTGAAAAGTAGAAAAAGCATTTTCCAATGATAGGAGTATTAGAAATAAATTATATCTATCTCTCCCTACTCTTTGAGATATTAAGTAACAATTAATTATATTTGCCCATATTTCAGTATAGGCTTCATTTGTATTAATATGATCTGATGAAATATTATATTTCTTCCGATAATGTTGAATAATTTGATGATTATCTATAAAATCATCATATTGAAATGCATGGATTAATTCATGTAGAATAACCTTTATTATTTCCTCAATACGATAAACAGTAATGATGGTTATTTCACCCCGTTGACATGAACCAGAATTAACTTCTTCTTTTCCTAGTTCATTCATATTTTCTTTTATATTCTTCTTTTCATCAATTAAATATAAATTCAATATTAATTTTGAGATAGTTATCGTTGATAATGAACCAACAAATTGAATTAATTGAATGACTGTATCAATAAATTTTCTTTTATTATCTTCAGAATCATGGAAGACATTTATTTGACAAGTTACTTTACCAAATGTAAAATGGATGGTTGATTTTTTGAGAGAATAAGTTTGTTTCAATATTTTTTGAGAACCAAAATTAGTATCGATTGATACTTTACCCTTTATTTTACTTTCTTTGAATGATGTAATTTCAACAGGTATTCTTTTGATTGATTGAAGATGTTCATATAAATTTTGAAATTCTTTTGAATTTTTCAAATTAATATGTGGAAAAAAATATTCCCTTAACAAAATAGAATCATTTGAGAACATATTATTAATTACATTGATAAAATTTAATGAATAGATAACAATCTAGATTATTGATTGTTAGATTATAAAAATCTCGCAAATATAAGTAATATACTCCATTTTTAGAAAGAATATGGATTATCTTGAGGGTATTCCCCTGAATATCGGATTTTTGAATTATTAAATGAACTGTTTCATTATGATTGAGTTGTGTAATATCGATTGTTTTTTGAGATCTAATAATATCTTTACGGTTCCTTTTTTTAAAACGCCTCCATAAGGATTGTTTAGATTCATCCGGAATTGAACGATAGAGTAATTTCATTAATTTAAATTCATTTGATTGTATTAATTGTTGATAATATTTCTCTAAAAGGAGATGATCTTCTTCTGTAAATTCGATATTTTTAAATATTCTCTGTATATTATATCTTTTTCTTTTTTCATCATCATATAATACTTCATAAGCTTCATTTATTTTCTTAAAATCTGTATCATCGCCATTATTTTTATCAGGATGATAGATTAAACTCAATGAACGGTAATTCTTCTTTATTTCATCCTTTGAACAATCATCATTTAATTCGAGGATTCGATAATAATCCATGATTATAATTTATTGTTTATTAATAAGTTTAAATAGATAATTAAAGACTCTATATGTATTAGCTCACGGTAAGAATTAACAATTTTATAGTTACTCTCACTACATACCTGAATGATTTTCATATAAGGATCCTTCTCTGTTAATGTATCTATAAACTTGTTCAAAATATATCTAATAGGGATATTCATTTCTTTTATTTTTGATGCAAGTTTTCTAGTATTCATTATATCATTCTCATTTAATATCGGTTTATTTATTATTTCATTAAATGTTTGATATAGATTATCTTTATAGTCAATTAAATTACCAAATAAGTATTTATAGAATATATCAGGGAGTATGAGTAATTTACAATCACTGAATAAATGGTATTCATTATAAGATATGCTATTCTTCATAAAGAGATGTTTACAATAAATAAATTTATCATTAGGACATGGATCTGGGACACGTAGACTTATACAACGGCTTCTAATTGGTAAAATTACTTTATTATATTTATCGGTAATTATTATGAACTTGCATGTATAATAAGCATTTTCAATGATAACTTTGAAAGTATTCTGTAAATATTCACTGATAGTTTCGAAATTATCTAGAATAATATATTTACATTCTCCTGTATAGTAATCATATGTCTTTATGATATTCTTTATAAAATCTAAGAATTCAGTTTTATTATTAATAAAAGAACAATTAAACAGATAACAATTATTATACATATATAAACTAAAATCATCACCTTTATATTTTACACCCTTCCCAGGATAAATATCCTTTATCACTCGATTGACTAACATAGATTTTCCAGAATTCTTTTCGCCATGAATAATTATATTTGAATGATTCTTATGTGATAGAAAATAATAGAGTTTGTATGCTATTTTATAATGTAATAGGTCAAGAATACTTTTGGGTTCAATATTCTTCATTATTTCATTATCCATTATTCATAATATATGTTTAGTTCTTAATATTTTTAGATATATAAATAGTATGGACTTAATTATTAAAGATAAAACATTTGATGTAGATTTAATTGATCTTAAAACTGGAAAAAACTCTAAAAAAATAATCTATGATTTAGGTTCTCTTTATTTAATTGGACTCTCCTTTAAAATTGAGAATTATAGAATAGTCAATCAATCTAAAAAATTTCTATTTATTGATACAACAGAATCACCCCAATTAGAAATATTATTAACGATAAATGAATACTTTAAAAATAATAACAAACCATATAGATCGTATATTAATGATAATATTATTGAAATAAAAAAACATAATTATAATACAATCCACAAGGGTGATGAATTATTTATTTCAATTAATAATATAAAGATGATAAAATCGTATTTTAACGTTCAACTATTTACTATTTAATAACTAAGTTATTTATATTAATAAATGAATACTAATTTACACCTTCTAGCAAACCCATACTACCACAAAAAGAAGAAGACTTTTGAAACAACGATTGATGATGATTTATTATTATTAATGAAAAAAAAATTTCCAAACTGTAAGATTACAAAGGATGATTATCAAAAAAATATTATAAAAATTGAAAATATGTTTATTGAAACAACTAATTCAAATATAATCAAAGAATATCTTGAAAAAATAATACAAACTGTAGTAAATGAACAAGTATTACTTTGATTTTATCAAAGAAAAACTTAAAAAAGATATAATTCATGAATTATTGAAAGAAGGTATTGATAATGAATTAATTCATAAAGAAGTAAATATTTATTTTGAAAAAGAAATTCATTTAACTGAAATAAAACAATCTTCGGGAACACATCAAATTAGAGACCGTTCTACATATCAACATAAAGAACATCGATGTAAAGCCAGAGTATGGAACGAAGGTGAAGGAGGACAATGTTCATTCGCTGGTAGTGATGAATATGATGGCTTTTGTAAGACACATTTTAAAAAGGGAGGTAATGAATGGTATCTAGGATGTATTCATAAACCAAGACCTGAAAGACCTTTACTTCCTAATGGTAATACCCTTACATGGAATCATTTATCTCCTTCTACGTGAACGGGATCTAGATTTTGAACGTGGACGTCCTCTTTTTTTCCCAGATTTACGGGAAGCTTTACGACTAACTCTTCTAGGTTTTGAGCGGGACTTAGAGCGGGATTTAGAGCGGGATTTAGAGCGGGATTTAGAGTGGGACTTAGAGCGGGACTTCTTGGGCATATTTATAAAATTAACAATATTTTTTTTTAGAACATCGATAAATCAAAATCTAAACAAATATCCTTATTCTTTGATTGGAGTATGTCATTCACTTGATGGATTGATATATCTCCTTTTTTTATCATATATAAAGCACATAGTAGAGCAGAAACGGTCAATCCATTATAACAATAAATGAATATATTCTCTTCTTCTATTTTTTCATGAATAAAATTAATTACTTTATCAATATTATTTCTTAGCAATGTAATATCTCTATTTGGATCTAAACGATCTGTAACTGGAATACGGACTTTCTTTAGATTAGGTAGATCAAGGAAACTTTGGTCTATAGTACAATTAATAACAGTGGTAATTAGATTATCATTATAAAATTCTTCGTTAAAAGCATCATTTAGATTTCCTATCCATAAACCAGATATTATTTCTGTCACCATTTATAAAATTTGATAAATTATTTAAAAAATAATTACACAAAAGATACGATATGGAATTAATGGATAAACATTTTGAATATATGGATACTCTTAAAGAAAAAGCAATAGAAGAAGAAAAAGAAGAAGAAGAAGAAAAAGAAGAAACAGAAGAAAAAGAAGAAAAATATGATCTAAAAAAAAAGAAGATAAATTGTTGTCAACAAGAAGGAAATATTCAAATGGATCAAGGAATGGTAAGATGTAAAGAATGTTTAAATATTATTAGTAACATTACTAATAATCCCGAATGGAGGTATTATGGTTCTGGAGATAATAAATCATTAGATCCAACAAGGTGTGGTATGCCTATAAATACACTACTACCTGAATCTTCTGTAGGTTCTTCAATTTCATTTAATTCAAATACAAAGACAATGAATCAAATACGTAAGTTTCAACAATGGAATGGTATGCCCTATAAAGAAAGAAGTCTTTATAAGGTTTTCTTAGAAATTCAGGAAGTTTGTAAAAAGAATAATATACCGAATATTATCATTAATGATGCTAAATCACTATACTCGATAGTATCAAAAACAAAGATTTCACGTGGATCAAATAGAAAGGGTATAATTGCGGCATGTGTATACTTCTCATGTAAAGAGTGCGATGTCCCGAGAAGTTCAAAAGAAATTGCTGAAATGTTTAATATTAATCCACCCACTGTAATGACAAAAGGGATAAAAAAATGTCAAGAGATTATTTCAATGAATAAAAAAAATAAAAATCGTTTAACAAAACCTAAAACAATCCAACCAAATGATTTTATAGCACGTTTCTGTAATAAATTGGGTATGGATAAGAACACTACAAATAAAGTTATTAATATATGTAATATTTCAACATTGAATAATATAATCTCAGAAAATACACCCCCCTCAATCGCTGCAGGTTGTATATTCTATTTTATTAAGGAGGGAAATATAAATATTTCAAAAAAAGATATTTCAGAAGTATGTAAGATATCTGAAGTAACGATTAATAAATGCACTAAAAAATTAGAAAATAATAAACACTTATTTAATTAAGTATGTAATAGCATAGTATAATGATGTTATAAATATAGCCTTTACGATAGAATACAAGAATGTCGATTTATCATCTTTAATATCATAGAAAATAGAAAATTGTTTAAATCTAAAAAAGTCATCAATTGGATTTAAATTAAAGAATACAACCAATAAAAAAACAACAATTGATGTTTTAAACTGTTGTAATACTCCTTGAATACTTAGTTCACCCATTATCCCTTGAGAAGAGGTATCTTTATTTTTTTGTTGCTGTTGCTGTTGCTGTTGCTGTTGCTGTTGTTGTTGTTGTTGTTGTTGTTGTTGTTGTTGCTGTTGTTGCTGTTGCATCTGTTGCATCTGTTGCATCTGTTGCATCTGTTGCATCTGTTGTAATTTTTGTTGTTGCATATTTTGTTCATACATAACTTGCTGTTGCATCTGTTGTTGTTTTAATAACATTTGTTTTTCTTCAGGTGTTAATTGTGGAGGATACCCATCTCCACCAACTCTTGAAGAATTAAAGTTTTGTTGTTGTTGTTGTTGTTGTTGTTGTTGTTGTTGTTGTTGTTGTGGTTTTCTACTTCTAGAATCATCATTATTTAAATCATTAATAATGGAATCTACCATTGAATTCTCTTCATTACTTAGCTTATTATTACTAATATCTTCAATTAAATCATCTATATTAGTTCCCATTTATGTTTCTTAAATAATAATTTTTCTACAAACAAACGTATTTAGATATTAATAATATTTGGTTCAAATAAACATTCCTTAGATAATATTATAGCTATAATTATTCCTATAAAAATAGTCATACCTTCCTTAATAAATTCATCGTTTAACATTCTATTACTATTTAATATTTTTTTTTAATGACTAAGTTATTATCAGAATAACAGTATAGAACTCCAACTGTTATACTAATTGTTATCAGTAATAATTTAATATCAATATAATTGTTGATCATTTTTAGATTCATTTATATACAATAATAGATAATTTATATGAAGTGATTTGTATGGACTCCTTTTGGAACATTCTTCACTTTTTTCACTTCATCACCACTCCCTTCTCCTATTTCATCACCACTCCCTTCTCCTATTTCATCACCACTCCCTTCTCCTATTTCATCACCACTCCCTTCTCCTATTTCATCACCACTCCCTTCTCCTATTTCATCATAATCTATTTCATACATAAAAGGATTTTTTTGATAACCTCTCAATGGAACAAAATCATTAGTATGATATGTTTTTATTTTATTTAAACTCCTTATCTTTTTCGATGGTTCCCATTTATTACACTCAGGTTCTCCCCATTTTTCTTTACACATCGTTCCAGTATTTTGTTTTTCCCTATACTCACATTGTGTAAATCCTTCTTGGATACTATTTTTTATTTTATTATTTAAAATTATTAATCCAATTATTAATAATATAACTACTAATAATTTATTCATAATACATATAAAATAAAATAAAATAAAATGTCGACTGATATGGATATTTTTATGGATATGATGCACGGTCAAGATACACCGTTTTGTGAAACTGTTGAAAATGGAAAACCTAATTCATACTATCAAGGTTTAGGTATTCATTTGTTAAAACAGTTCGATACTAATGAACATTATTTTCATTTCTTACAATCAGTGATAACTAATTTTCAAAAATTAGATAAAGATCAACAAAAAATACTAAAAGACAAAATGGGTATTCAAAAAGAAATTATCGTTAAAGAAAAAATAATTTATAAAGAAAAAAAAGTAAGTAAGGTTAATAAACCTAAATTAAATACATACGACGATTATTAGTTACTTTAATCTTCATCTTCAGAAATTAATTGAAAATCATTCATAGGTTGAATTTCTACTTTCTTTTTTCTTTTTTTTGATTCAATAATTCTGTCCTTGAGAGTCTGTAATGCATTTAGATCATTTCGATAATGAAGTAAATCTTTATAAAAGGATAATATTTTATCAATTGATTCAATCCACCAACTATGATCCTTTTTTACTAATGTGCATTCATATCTAGAAATAAACCACCATTTAGCTTCAACAAATTTATGTCCTTCGTTTTCTACTGTAGTTTTGTTTTCTTGTATCCATGTCTGATATTCTTCATTTGATAAGTTTAACTTTGGATATAGATATGTTAATTTATCTTCTCCATTTTTTTTGTAACTTAATGTCACACCCTTTGGATAATTCAATGATGTTCGACCATTCTGGATTATATCATCGTTTTCAAAATTATCTTTTGTATATTCTTCATAATTATCATATTCTTCAATTTTAACTTGAAAGAAATCACATTCATCTAGACCACATACTTCTAATTGTCCTTGGACCTGCATTCCATAATGAGGAGGTACAGTTTTTGTAAACTTTCTTTTAGGAGGACATTTAATTTCAACCATCCGTGCTACATATTCGTCATTTCCGGTATCATCACAAATACCATCGGGGGAAGCACCAAACGCACCGAAAGTGGGATGAGGTATTAAACCAAAATCTAATACCTTTACATGATAAAGTTCTTCATAGAACATTATTGCTATATCTTCATATTTAACTCCCCATTCTGTAATTGGATTTGGTTCAAATGGTTTTTCTTCGATTTTTGATAAAATAAGTTCATCGCGACTTTGAAAATGACAGTGTCCAATCGCCGATGCCAATGAACTGGCTGTTAATTTATCTTTTCTCATTTCATACCATTCTTTAGACCTTTGTTCGGGTAGTGTTAACTTTTTTAATTGTTTTAATTGTTCCTTTCTTTTTCTTATTAATCTTTCTTTTTCATTCATCTTATGGATTGTATAAGTGACTATTTCCTTAATAACATATTCATCCACATCTGTGATTGATACATATATATTATGTAATTCATTACAAATATTATCAAAGTTTCTTTCTCCTTCATAATTTAAAATAAAAGTTTCAATATCATTTTTATTTATCTTTATATCCATACTTATATTATTCTATTTAATGGATTCAATTTTTAAATAATAAATTAAAAGTAAATTTGAATAATGTTAGTAATATTAAATATTAAATATTAAATTATCTCTATTGTATAATGTCGTCAGATGAAGAAGACCAATGTAATATTCAGTGTTTAAATTGTAAGAAGGTAATTGATGGAAAACCATGGATCATCGTTCAACTTGATGATAAACATGTATATGGATGTTCATATCTATGTTCGAGGAATTTTAAGGTATTAATTGGAACCGGTTATTGGAATAATGTAATGAATAAAGAAGATTTCAATGAACCAAGACCAGTATATGGATATACGAGTAGGTCGAATAACAAAGATATTACAACTGGTTTTGGTATTGATGAAATAAAGGAGGAGATAGATAATGAGGAGAAGAGAATTGAAATGATTGAACAAGAATATGAATATGATTATTCTTCTGATGAATCTTTTTGTGAGGATATTTATTAATATTAATTTATCAATTAATTTAAATGCAAGAGATAAGTGGTGATAAACCTTTTGAAGTGCTCAGTCAAGATATATATATACTTTTTTATTTTGGAGCGTCGTGGTGTAAACCATGTCAAATAATCCTACCATTAATGAATAACCTTATTCAAGAATATGATAAAAATATTATCCAATTTTATAAAATAGACATTGATTTGGAAGAAAATAACTTATTATGTGATAAGTGTAAGATTAAGGTTGTCCCTGCTTTTTTATTATTCAAAGGTCGTAATTTTATTAACCGGGTAAAAGGAAATAATATTGAAGCGGTTAGAAAAATGATAAATGATGTAATTCAACCAAACGGGGGGGAATTAGATATGTCAAAACCTGAAGATAAACCTGAAGATAAACCAATTATTAAAGATCCATTTATGGCTAATAAAGCGATTTTTAATAAGGATCGTTTATTTAAATTATCTAATTAACTATATAATCATGAAAATTAATTCAATCAAGGTTGTTTTTTTTCTAATAATGTCTCTTTTTATATTAAATTCATCAAGAATAATTGAAGGAATGTCATAATGTTTGGTATCTACAATTAATAATTTAAAGATTAAAATTAAAGATAAGGATAAATGGACGAAGAAAATATATTGCAAACATCATTTGATACATTTGGTCTTAAAGATAATTTATTACGAGGTATATATTCGTATGGTTTCGAACATCCTTCTAAGATTCAAAATGAAGCGATCCCAGTTTTATTAACTAGGAAAGACTCTATTGCACAAGCACAATCTGGAACCGGTAAAACAGGTGCTTTTTTAATAAGCACATTACAAATGTTAGACGAAACTAAAAAAGATACACAAGCACTAATCTTAGCCCCTACACATGAATTAGTCCATCAAATCTACGAAGTTACAGAAGAATTAGGTAAATATATGGATATTACAATTATGGAAGTTGTTGGTGGTACAAATGTATCAGAATGTCAGAGAGATTTGAATAAAAACCCTCAAATCATTATTGGGACGCCAGGGCGTGTTCTTGATATGATACAAAAACGGTATTTATTCACAAGTAATATCCATACACTTATTTTTGATGAAGCAGATGAAACACTATCTTACGGGTTTAAATTAACCATCTATAATATTATTAAAACAATCCCTACAACTGCTCAGATATGTTTATTTAGTGCTACTATACCAGAAGAGATAATTGAATTATCTGATAATTTTTTAAAATCCCCTTCAAAGATACTTGTTAAAAAAGAAGCATTAACACTTGAAGGGATTACACAATTTTATATTAATGTTAAAATTAATGACTGGAAATATGATGTCCTTAAAGATCTATATGATACGATTAATATTGCACAATGTATTATTTATATTAATTCGAAGAATAAATTAATGGATATTTATGAAAGTCTAATGAAAGATAATTTCCCGGTATCGTATATTCATGGAGAATTAACTTCAAAAGATAGAAAAGAAGTTATGACAAACTTCCGTAGTGGTCACTCTAGAATACTTTTATCGACAGATTTATTATCAAGGGGGATTGATGTTCAACAATTATCACTTGTTATCAATTTTGATTTACCTAAATCGAAAGAAACTTATATTCATAGAATAGGTAGAAGTGGAAGATATGGGAGAAAGGGTGTTTCTATTAATCTAGTAACTGATAGAGATATTGATTATATGAAAGATCTGGAAGCATTTTATGAGACAGAAATAAAAGAAATGCCTCAAAATTTAGAAGATTATTTAAGTGTATGATTTTCCCTCTTTAATAAATTGTGAATCATAATTAATATTTAAAAGGTGTGCGTATATATGATAATAAAATAATTTTTGTCTATTTAAATGGATGGATTAAATGAATTAAACTTGGATCAAGACCCGGATAATAAAATGATTCAACTTGATAGTAGCAATACATCAGATACGAATATTAATATAAAGAATGATGAAAATACAATGTTAGGTGTTGAACTATTAGTAAATCAAAAAAATAGTAAAGCAGATTTAAGTGTTACGGATAATATTGGTTATTCAAGTGGTGAAGAATCTACCAAAAGTAATCAAAATATTACACCGAAAGAAGATTATGATTTTTTCAATCAAGGAGATGATGATATTCAATTGAAGAAAGATGATGTAAAAAATGAACCTGAAATTAAAAAGATTAATACTCCATTACCACAGGATGATCCTATGATTAATAGTATTAAAGGTTCTGACAGTAGTGGTTTCCGCCCGATCCATACAATGAATTCACAAGATATCAAAAATGAAAAGATTGATTTAATTTATAAGTTTAAAAAACTAGAGGATCAAGGGGTTAGAACAACTATGAATTATAATATGCATTCACAATTGGAGGATATGAGGAATGAATACTTTAAATTAAAGAAACAACGTGAAATTGATAACTCAATCAAGTTTCAGAGAAAAGTAATGATGGCTGCTATTACAGGATTAGAATTCTTGAATAATAAGTTTGATCCGTTTGATATCCGTTTGGATGGATGGTCTGAATCTGTGAATGAAAGTATTAATGATTACGATGAAGTATTTGAAGAATTAGCCGAAAAATATGGTGGTAAATCAGAAGTAGCCCCTGAAATCAAATTACTTATGATGTTAGGTGGAAGTGCATTTATGTTCCATTTAACAAATACATTATTCAAATCATCTATCCCCGGGATGGATGACATTATGAAACAAAATCCGGATTTAATGAAACAATTTGCAAAAGCAGCGGTTGGATCAATAGGTCAGGAAGGTCCTAAACAACCTGAACCGTTACGAAAGAATGTTCCAAAGCCTCAACGCGGAGAAATGAGCGGCCCTGCTGGGATGGAAGATATTATGAATGAAATGAACTTCCAAACAAATGATATACCCGACCTTGATAGTATCTCGATTCTAAGTGGAGAAAGTGCTGGAAATAGAAGTTCTGGTAGTGGTGGAATTACATTAAACTTATAAATCATTCTTCATTAAAGATAATTCATTAATAATATCATCAATTTTTTTATCCTTATTTTCTATATCTATGTTTTCTTTTTTTAAGAAATCATCTCCATTAAATAATTCACCTACAATTAATACAAATAATATTGTAAGGATTATCGCACATTGAATATCTCTTGTTGCCATAAAGAAAACGCAAAAGATGAATAATCTTCTTATAATTGGATTATGGATCATTTCTTTTTGAGTATCATTTAATTCAGTAATCACAAATCTTCCACCAATCGTAACAAAAAGCATCATACAACCGACAAAAAATTTATTTTCATTTAAATTATTAATTAGATCTTTAACCATTTATAATATATATTGTAAAAAAAAAATATTTTCATATATTAATATTAATATTTATATGATGAATAATTCAGGGGGAGCCCTTTTAACTGAAGTATATGGATCTGATACGATTAAGGTAAAGAAGAAAGATAAAAAGAAAAAGGAACAACAGACACAACAGCAACAAGTCTATATGCCTCCAAATAAAGAACATATTTACCCTGATAAACTTGAAAAGATAACTTCTTTTGATGAAAACTTCCATGAAAAAACAAATATTATGCCCTATGGAGGATATTCAAACGAAGAATACTTCCCAATTAATAAAGAAGATAACATTAAAGATGGTGGTGGATATTTTCCATATGATAAATATACATTTGAAGGTCACCGTAAACCGGTTCCCCCAACAGTTAAAACGCCGGGTATACCACAACCTTCTCAAAAAAAGGAGGATGTTCCTAAAAGGGAAACCTTACCACCCACTGAACCATCGAATGTTCCAGAGACTGTCTATGAAGAACCTCCAAAACAATGGGTGTGGGATAAAGGTATCAAAATATCTCAACAAGAATATAAAGAATTTCTTGAGTTTAAAGAATTTAAAGCAAATCAACAAGCAGAAATTATTAAACTTCAAAAAGAAAAATCACAAGAGGAAGGGTTTTCAAATATAAATGATGATTTTAATGATGTCCTTTTATTTGGACTACTTGGTATTTTCTTTCTAATCTTTACTGATTATGTTTACAAACTTGGAAGAAAATCATATTAAATATATTTAGAATAATTCTCCCATTTTTTTCCTCATACTAGTAAGATCATATTCATTATAATTTGCAAAGTTTCCAGATGGTTTGTATTCATCAATTAACTTATAATCTTCTTTCTTTTTATTTTTAGCATTTTTCCTTCTTGATGGTTTATTTTTCCCTTTTAATTCCCAAGTAATAAATAACCAATTGGGATCGATATACATTAATTGAAATCCATCCTTTTTTAAGGACTCAATTATGTATCTTTTCAAATCCTCAATATTATAGAGAGGTGTACCAATAATAAATTCGGGAATCTGGAAAAAACAATATGTCTTTTCTTTACTCGCATTGTATTTAATACGATTATGTATCTTTTGCAATATTCCATCAAATTTTTCATATCTTTTTAGATTTCTTTCATACATTGTCTCATAAAGGTTGTTGATATTTAAGGAACTCATAATAATTATTGAATAAAAAAATATTGAATAAAATATTCAATGAAATTAGATACTTTATTCTTATCCGGGGGAGGTGTCAATTGTATCGCTTTTTTAGGGGTTTTTAAGTATTTTTTCGATAAAGGAATCATTCAACGCGACTTAAAAGGTATTCAAAACATTGTTTGTGTATCAGGGTCATCTCTTTATACATTACCACTCATGTTAGGTTATTCACTTGATGTCACAATCAAAATATGTCTTTCTTTAGACAATGAAGATTTTATAAATTATAAAGATTTTGATATTAATAATATCTTTAATGATTTTGGATTGTATGATAATACATTTATTTCTCACTTATGCTCCGTAATACTTAATAAAAAAGGTATCTCCAAAAACATTACAATGAAAGAATTTTATAACATTACAAAGATAAACTGGGTCCTTAAAACAACGAACCTCACAAAATATCGTATTGAATATATAAATCATAAAACCAACCCCGATCTACCAATTGTTGATGCTATTAGGATGTCTTCAAGTGTCCCTTTAGTATTTAAACCTATTACTTATAAGGAACAATTGTATGTTGATGGAGGGCTTTGTGGTAATTATCCTATTGAATATAATAAAACATTACAATCAAAACATTACTTAGGTGTCCATGTGAAAGTAAAAGATAAAGATGAAAAAGTAAACGATATATTATCATATTTAGGACGCTTACAAATGGCTCCTACCTCTCCATATGATAGTATCAATAAAAAAAAGAAAAGAACTATAAATATCATCGTTGATGAATTAGGTATGAATATTCAAAAATCAAAAGAAGAAAATATGAATCTATTGGCTCGCGGATATATAGTAACAGAAGAACATTTTAACAATTTAGAACATGCTGATTAAGCTCGTCATGGGAATGAAAGTCAAATAGATGGGCTGATACAGGTGATTCAATCTTTTGATAGACCTTGATCCACTTTTTATCCGCCTTTTCAGGATATCTACCACCTGCAAATAGTCCCTTCTTGGTTTCTTTCCATAGATCAGGATCATCCGAAAGACCGATTCCCTTCTTATTCATACCTTGGACGTTTGACTCGGAAATTACTTTAAAAAGTTGTCCGATCATTTTCTTCTTCTGCTCATAAATAATCTTCTTCTTCTTTTCCTTAAAAAGCTTCTTTTGTCTCTTATTCCTCTTTCTAGATTCAAGTAGTTCATTAACCTTGTTTTCCTTTTCTTGAACTAGTCTGCGGTAACGCTGTTGAAGTTTTGAGAAATCCTCTTCGGATAGCTTGCGATAGTAAAACATTTTATCATTTATCTTCTCTTGGACATAATTTCGATATTCAAGTGAATTCATTCCCTCCTTGAAGAACTGTTCTTGAAGTTGATACAGTTTATCCATTTGGGTTTCATTTACCTTCTTCTGCTGAACATGTGTTTTCTTTGTCTTCTTACTATCATGATTCCAATTTACACGTGTGCGTCCAACTTGCTTATTATTGTTGAACATGTTTATTTAGATTATTACTAATAATTCTAAATAGTTTTTCAAATTTTAAAAATAATAAAAATATTTTAACCTTATTCGAGGACTCCCTTGTAGTGACTAGCTATAACAATCGACGACCCATTCTTTAATTTATCCACTACTCCATATACATCAACCAATACATTCATTATCGCCTGTTCTGCAACAATCGCGTCGTTCGTCCCAAGTTTAATCCCAACTTTACCTGTGTTGATGGCACTGCCCGCGGGGTCCTCATCCTCGCCGCGCCCGAGCCAGTTCGCTCCTTGTCGTTCCCTTTCGAGATCGGGTCCATCCGTGATCTCGTTGGCGCTTGCGCCGCCGCTTTTCACCCAATGGGCGGCTATACCGCCGGAGGTGCCGGTTGCGGTCTTGAAGTGGGTGTTTTGGACCGTTGCGGTCACATGCTCCTTGTTTGCTTGACCTATTTTGACCACCGGGTCCAGGGCTGCAGAATCGAGGTCGACGAAGCTGTTCCCCGCCACGCCCTGCGGCGCCGACGGGTCATCGTTGCGTATCATGCTCGCTCTAAGGTTTGTTTGCATTTCTTTTTCAGCATCTCTGAGAGTTGTTCTTAATGATGATAAATCAGAAATGATTTGATTAATCAGGGCAATTGTTCCACAATCGCCCTTAACCTTGACGTCGCCGGCTGTTGAAGAACCGAGTGACAAAGGTGCTCCTAACATTTCAATAGTTGCTGCTAAACTTGATACTTTTACCGACATAGAATTCTTTTTATACTATCTACTAACATTTTTTTAAATCATTTTATTAAAATAAATTATATTTAAGAATAATTATCTAATCAAGTATCAAAATGTTGGATTATCTGTGGTTGGTTATCGGAGGTGGGGTTTCTTCTTTTATTGCATCAATGGGGATTGGTGCAAATGATGTAGGGAATGCTTTTGCTACATCGATCGGTTCAAAAGCTCTAACCGTTAAAAGCGCTGTTGTTATCGCAAGTATCTTTGAATGTGCGGGGGCAATCTTAATGGGATCTCATGTTACAAAAACAATTCGTAAAGGTATCGCTGATTATGAATGTTTTGAAGATGATCCTGAACTTTTAATGTATGGATGTTTTTGCGTCCTTCTATCTGTTGGATCGTGGTTATTTTTAGCTTCCTATTTAGAGATGCCTGTCTCCACAACACATTCTTGTGTAGGTGGTATGATTGGTATGACAATGGTTACTGGAGGGAGTAACTGTGTAATTTGGTATAAGGCTACGGATTCTTTCCCATGGGTTGGTGGTGTATCTGGAATTGTTATGTCATGGTTTTTATCGCCTATATTTTCGGCATTGTTTGCTTCATTCATCTTTTATATGACACGTTTCACAGTTCTAAGGAAAGAAAATAGTTTTAATCATTCGTATAAGACTTTCCCCATCTTTGTAGGTTTAACCATCGCCCTGAATACTTTTTTCATTATTTACAAAGGTGGAAAAGGTATCGGATTAGATGATCTTTCTGCAGGTGGATCATTAGTCATTGCTTCAGGGACAGGTTTAATAACAGGTTCAGCAATTATCCCTTTCATTCCAAAGATGAAACAAGCTGTGAATGATAGATTTCAACAAAGGGAGGAGGTGGAAGAAGGCGTGAATGAAGAAACAGAAGAATGTTTGAATGAATTAAATGAAGTTGAACAAGAGGAAAAAAAGAAAAATAAACTTCAACAATGCATCACAAATATCAAATCAAATATTAATTATGATATGGATCAAATTAAAGTGGATGAAGTGAAAGATATTCACGATAATTCAGAAAAGTTTGA